GGGTTGTCCACAGGGTACCATAGGGTTGATTTGGGTCAATATGGGGTTTGATCTAGATCAATTGTTTGCCTTTGGGTGGCATTATCTGTTCTTTGGTACTCTTTTGGTACTCCACAGGGCTCCTTTGGGTCACCTTAAGGGCTCTCTATATAAAGAGCGGGCTAGGACACAGCTGGGGATACCATGTTTACGGTATTTTTCGCTTGAGGGCTTGACAGGTGGCTAGGGGTGCTTTATAGTTCAGGTCATGGATCGAACGAAACGATCCACTCAGTCTTAAGGAGATAAACCATGATCATCCGCTTCACCCGCACAATCACCCTTTCCTCTGGTAATGAGGCCCGTAACTTCCGCTTCCACAGCCTCGGCTACGGTCGAGTTCAGGCTACCTACGAGTACACGGACCGTCGTCGTAATCATCAGGTCGCCCGCAGGTTCACGGTGGAATTCCTGAACGGTCGCGTTGAATCCATCGTCGCCCGCAGTGCTAGGGGCGGCAGGGTCGAGTGCTTCTCCACCTCCACGATCCTTGCCGAGCTCCTTGAGATGCTCTCCGAATTCCTCGAGGCCTCGCAGGATGTCGCACAGCACCGCTACGCACCTGCTAAGGTCGAGTCCCCCGCTGTTGATCCCGAACAGGATGACACCGCTAGTAACACTAGCACCGCTCTTCTGGGCACTATCAAGACGGTGGGAGGCATGGTCATGATTAACATGATCATCACCCTTGCAACGCTGGGAATTGTGTGGTACAATCTCTAACGAGTCCTTAGGGAGGGGCTTCGGCCTCTCCTTGGGGATCCCCTGTAAATCAACTATGGCTAGATCTCTAGCAACGGAGTAACAAAAATGAACTTCAATGAATTCCTCACCCACGCAAAAAAGGTCAACGGGATGCCTCTCGACACCCTCGCTAAGGAAGTAGGAGCCCATATGGTGCTGTATCCTGAATCTGGAATGAAGGTCATCGAGAAGGCCTTAAAGCCTTTCGAAAACCCTGAGGATATCCGTTGGGACTTACTCAGTACCTGCCTCAATGAGGGCGATGCTCTTGACATGGCCGTCGTCGTTGCAACCTCGCCGTGGTGTCTCAAGCTCCTCGGGAACCTCGATGAGGTCAAGGATGATGCAGATAAAGGCTTCTGCCTCGCCGTGCTCAATGGTCTTGACATTGATTACAAGTTCAGGGAGTATTTCGATTTTGAAGGGTACTGGCACAAGAATGGCTGTGACACGATCACAACGAGTTACGGGGTGTACATGGTGAACACGAGAGAGCTTGCCCACTGGCTCAAAGAGCTTGCCAGCTACTAAACCATAAGGGGCTAGGGGGTGCCCATAGTAGCCCTCTAGCCTCCACAACACGGAGACTTGAAGATGAATGCACAGGTTAAAAAGGTACTGGACACCCTACCGTCATACATGGTCGCAGAGTGGGCTTTGCCTGCTCTCATCAATGGTGACTACACGGGTATCATTCCCATAGACGCCCCTGAGAGCACCGGAGAGACCACCATGGTCGCCCAGTTTGATGAGGATGTAGTGCAAGGTCGATCCATCATCGTCGACGAAGAGGAAGACGGGACGATCAGCCCTGTCTTCTGCAAAGACGAAATCACGGGCACCTATGCAGAGTGTGTCCGTATCTGGCTAGCCTAAATGAAAGGAATCCCTACCATGAAAATGATCTTTCTCAAGTCTTCCGAAAACGCCAAGACAGGAGACATAATGCAGTCGTACTCCTCAAAGAGCTCATGCCCAAACAGGTGCCCGTTTAAGAGCTCTGGATGCTACGCAGAGGGCATCCGAACGGTCAAGACATGGGAGAGGGCGGACGATGAGTCCGACAAGCGTTTCGTGTCTTCTCAAGATGACCTGACGCTTGCCCTTCTTGGAGGTGTCATTGAGCACATCAAGGAGCCCGAAAACGAATTGCTGTTTCGTCACAACATCGCAGGAGATCTTGCGGTAAGGAATACTAACAACTTCAATACCCATGAATTCCTTGATATTGCTAATGCGATCATTCGTGTGAACGCTGTCTACTCAGGGAATTTCGGTAAGGTAGTCAAGGGGTTCACGTATACTCATTGCGAGCTGACAGAAGGGGATAAGTACGTAATTAGCAGTATGAAGGGCGTCATGACAGTCAATGTGTCTACGGACTCTGTCCTTGAAGCTCGCATTGCTAAAGCAAAGGGCTTTAACACTGTGTTGACTAGCGTCAACCCCAAAGATGACATTAGGCTACTCAGAGAAATCCATGGCCTCACCGCTGTCCAGTGCCCCGCACATACACGAGAAGGCATCACCTGCAAGGGCTGTAGGTTGTGTGCAAAGGATAGGGATGCAATTGTTATCTTTGGTATCCATGGTGCCCACAAGGGGAAAGCTCGAAAGGCTATCCAGATTCATAGGGCTAAGCTAGTGTCCTAGCTAAGCTCAAGTAACAGCTAGATCTCTAGCAACCACGACAAACAACTAAAGGAATGCCCCTAGGAAAGCCATAGAACGCCCTAGGAGCGTCCACAGGAGATACCATGTATACTCGCACCACCACCGTCATCGAACGCTCTGACGTAGCCTCTATTCTCTTTTATCGTTGGAAAGACGGGGCATATGCAGTCACCTTTACGGACTGCGAGTCTATCTACACTTTCACCGGTAAATATTCAGGTGGTGAAAATGTAGAGGGCAAGCTGTACAAGTTCAAGAAAGGGGGCTCTATGGATCTCATTGGAAATGCTTCAATGCACGGCAGTGTTATGAATGCAATCCTGTCAATGTGGAATACCCACATTAAGGAGATTGAAAAGAATGCTTAATCTTAAAGAATACCTGATTGTATTCATTGGAATTGCAATCATTCTTGGAATTTTCCCCTTGTTTGTCTTTATTTGCAAACTTATGGGAATCTATTACTAAAGGAGACAAAATGGAAGAAATTAACAGTGGAAAGCCTGAAACCAGTACCCATTACATGGGAGCTGTTCAGCCTATTGAATTGATGCTCAATGTATTATCTCGTGAGGAATTCATTGGATTCCTAAAGGGCAATATGATCAAATACGCGTTCAGAGCAGGACGCAAAGCAGGGGAATCCGCAGAGAAAGACAGAAACAAATACCTGACTTATGCTGAATGGTTGCGTACTTTCGAATCATTCGGTACCATCTATGTCAACGGTGAGTGTGTCGAGAAAGGTAAAATCAATGATTAGAGTAGACACTAGGATTTAATAAAATCCATACTCCTAGGGAGAGGGTGGAAGAGGCTATAGACTCCTAAGGGAACCCAAAGGAAACCACAGGAGTCTATAGTTTAACTATGGGTAATATCCTACATCATCACCTATATAACCCTATATAAGAGAATATAGAAGATCTATAGATATAACTAAAGGTACCCCCTATGTCTTATGATAAATTGAATAGTTTTAGAATTGATGGTGAAAATGAATATGATGAGCTTTGTCTTAAATACGGCAAAGCCCGTGTAGACAGGGAAATTGAATTAGAACTTGAAAGCAAGGAAAATGCCTTCAATGCTTTCATGTCTAAGCGTAATAAGGCAATTGAAAGTGGTACTCTTGGCAATATGGGTGCCTCTAGAGTCCTTATCAGTGAAGCCATCCCTGTCATGACTAAGGCCCTTGACAAGTGGTTCAAGGAAGTAGACACGGGTAAGCCCGGTAAGCGTCATGTGATGGCATCCCTCATTCGGTCCTTGTCGTCCGAAGAAATCGCATTCATTTCCATTAGAACCATCATTGAAAATTCCCTTGGAATCGTGTCTTTAACCAAATTATCCTCTGCAATTGGTGAAGCTATTGAGGATGAACTTCGGTTCAAGATGGTAGTTGCAACCATGGACAAGAAAGAGCTCAGCAGATTCAATGCAGGACTTGATAAGCGTATTTCCATGCAGTTCAAAAAGCGCTATGTTGAAAACCAAGAAAAAATCCTAGCAGACGAAAAGAGACTCAAGAGATGGAACAAGTGGGGTAATGCTAACAGGGTCCAAGTAGGTCTTAAGTTGGTAGACATTTTCATCGTGTCTACCGGTCTAGGTGCCCTTGAGAAAACCATGGGTGACAACAAAAACGTACATTACACTTTTTGTCTTGACCCTGACGTGTTGACGTACTTGGAACACGAAGACAATGAAACGGCTAGTCTCATGTTCCAAAATAGGCCCATGGTAATCCCGCCTAAGCCGTGGACTACTCCTTTTGATGGGGGCTATCTGATCAACCTTAAGAAGCCCATACAGCTAGTTAGAATGCCCTCTAAGGAGTGTGCACAGCTCTACGATGAGGTTGATATGCCTAACGTGTATAAGGCCGTCAATGCCATCCAGTCTACGGCTTGGAGGATCAACCGTAGAGTGCTCGACGTGGCCAATGAGGTATGCTCTTGGGCTCACATCCCAGAAGCCCTTGAGATGCCCTCTGCGACCCCTGCTGAGCCTCCTATGAGGCCTGCAGAGGCAGACACTAACGAGGAGGTACAACGTGATTGGCGAAGTGCTATGGTGCACTACTATCAAGACGACAATAAGCGTAAGAGCAAGCGTTATCTTGTCAATGGTGTCCTAGCACTGGCAAACACCTACAAGGACGACATGGAAATTTATTTCCCCCATAATCTTGATTTCCGTGGTCGTGTTTATCCCTTGACCCAGTTGAGCCCTCAAGGCAATGACTTTACTAAAGCCCTCATTGAGTTTGCCGAAGGTGTCCCATTGGGAGAGAATGGGCATATTTGGCTGGCCTTTCAGGGTGCTAACTGCTACGGCCTTGACAAGAAACCTTTTGAAGAGCGTATTGCTTGGGTCTATGAAAACACCGACATGATTCTGTCTATTGCCAAGGATCCCATGCAGGATCTTCGATGGACTGAGACGGATTCCCCTTGGGAATTCCTTGCGTTCTGCTTTGAGTGGGCGGACTATCTGGATAAGGGTGACTCTTACGTGTCTCACCTCCCGATTGCCTTTGATGGCTCCTGCTCTGGCTTACAGCATTTTTCTGCGATGCTAAGGGATGAAGTCGGTGGGGAAGCCGTCAACCTCATGCCTGACGATCATGTTCATGACATCTATGGCATTGTTGCTACCAAGGTCACCGAGTTGCTTAAAAAGGACTATGACAATGGTACCGATGACACCATGGCTAAAACTGAAGACGGTGACGATTACCTGAAGAAGGGCACCCGTAGTATGGCCACGGAATGGCTCAAGCACGGAGTTACCCGTAAGGTGACTAAGCGTAGCACCATGACGCTCTGCTATGGCTCTAGTAAATTTGGCTTTGCCGAACAGGTTTTGGAAGACACTATTTACCCCGCTCTTTCAAAGAATCCTACGGCATTCAGTCGTCCTAGCCAGTCCGCTAGGTACATGGCTGGATTGATCTGGGAAGCCCTGCAAGGGGTCGTAGTGAAAGCTGTAGAGGCTATGGGTTGGCTACAGGTTGCAAGCGGTCTCCTCGCTCAGGACAAGGACATCAACGGCCAAAGCATGCCTACCTATTGGATTACCCCTGCGGGATTCCCTGTAAAACAGAAGTACAACAAGGTTGTGCTCAAGCAACTCAGGACGTTTACTACTGGAACCATTCGAGTCAAGGAGCCATTCAAGGAAGATAGCCAGATTGAGGAAGGTGCCTCTATTAACCCCGTGGTGTACGAAAGCACTCCCGAGATTGACACTCGAAAACAGAAGCAGGGCATTGCACCCAACTATGTCCATAGCATGGATGCGTCCCACTTGATGCTTACGGTGTGCTCTTGTGTAGACAAGGGTGTCAAGTCCTTTGCGATGATTCATGACTCCTATGGGGCACCTGCGGGACATGGTGACATCATGTTCACGACCGTTAGGGAAGTCTTTGTAGATACCTACAGCAATAATGATGTACTGCAGGATCTTCACGATCACATTGAAAACCTTTTGTCTCCTAAGATGGTCGACAAGCTCCCTGAGATTCCCTCTAAGGGAAACCTTGATCTTGAGCGAGTCAAGGAGTCCATGTACGCCTTTAGCTAGTAAACTAGCCTTTAGCTAACCCCAACTAATAAAATCCATACTCCTAGGGAGAGTAACCAAGCCTCCCTAGGTTAAACTAATAAAATCCATACTCCTAGGGAGAGTAACCAAGCCTCCCTAGGTTAAACATAAACAAACAAGGAAGTAATTAATGTCTAGCAACAACAATCGTTTCACTACCCCCAAGGGTATCGCACAGTATCCCGCTCTCAAGACTCCTGACACGAAGTTCAATCCTGAGGGTGACTACAAGGTCAATCTTGTCATGGAAGATGATGAGAAGACCAATTCCCTCGTGTCTAAGCTCGAGGCAGTCCTTGAGGACTTCTATGAGAATGACGACAATGTCAAGCAGGCCATTTCTAAGGGTCGCAAGGTGGTGACTCAGGACATCTATGAAAAGGATGAAGAAGGCCGCATTGTGATGAAGTTCAAGCAGAAGGCGGTCATCACGAAGAAGGATGGTTCCAAGATTCCCGTCAAGATCCGACAGTTTGACTCTAAGGGGAAGCCCATTGATGTCAACATCGGTCGAGATAGTGTCATCAAGGTGTCCTTCACTGCCAACCCGTACTACATGCCCTCTACGCGTACCTGTGGGCTTTCCCTGCGACTCCTTGCAGTTCAGGTTATCTCTCTGAATGAGTTCGGTGATGCCTCTGCGTCCTCTTATGGCTTTGAAGAGGAAGAGGGTTATAACGGGGAGGAGCCTGAGGATTCCTCTAAGAGCTTTGAAGATATTGACAACGATGTCCCCGGAGATTTCTAAATGATTAAGTTTACGTTCGGCCCTAAGATTCGTGAAGGACTCGGCCTCCTCCTTACTGAGGAAGGCCTTGAAAAGGCTCTTGAGTCCGCAATTGAGACTTACAACTGGCACATTGAAAAGTATGGTAAGGCACCAATTGACTTTTATTGCTCCTTTGCTGGGTGCGATAAGAAGGACTTCAAGAACACCACCGCTTTCTATGACGCTAAATTCATCTACGGTGTGATGCCCTACTCGTTCACGTTCTATGTCAAGGATAAGGATCTTATCTTTGAAGACAAAGAAGGTGTCGAGTACGATAAGCCTTACAGCATTGATGAATTCCTTAGCAAGGATCTTAGTGGTGTTGAGGGTGCCTGTGTCCTTGTCATGTTTGATCCTGTTGATGAATCTGCAGAGTGCTTCTGCCGTCCCGACCTTATGATTGGACAAATCCTGCCCGATTGGAGCGATAGGGACAATAAATACTTCATTCGAGTTTTCGGCTCTTATGAGTATGACATTTATGAAGATGAGGTTCATGAAGGCTGTAGGATTATGCTTCCTTCTCGTAGCAACCTGCTTAAGGAGCATGAAGAGGAATAAATGCGAAGCATTTAAAGGAATAAATGCGAAGCATTTAAAGGAATAAATGCGAAGCATTTAAAGGAATAAATGCGAAGCATTTAAAGGAATAAATGCGAAGCATTTAAAGGAATAAATGCGAAGCATTTAAAGGAATAAATGACTACCCGTAGTGCGGCCTATAGTAAAAAGAGGATGCACAACAGGGGAACTTACCGAAGTGGCCTTGAGGAGAAAGTCTCAGACTCCCTCAGGGCCTTCGGTATTGAGCCTCATTATGAGGAGAAGTATCTGGAGTATATTGTGCCCGCAAGTAAGCACAAATATACTCCTGACTTCGTTTTGCCTAATGGGATTCTCATAGAAACTAAAGGTGTATGGGATTCTGAAGATAGGAAGAAACATATTTTAATTAAGGCTCAACACCCCGAGTTGGACATTCGCTTTGTCTTTAGTAGATCCAAAACACCTATTTACAAAGGAAGCAAAACAACTTATGCTTCCTTTTGTGAAAAGAATGGGATCAAATATTCAGACAAAACAATCCCCCTTGAATGGATTAAAGAGGATCCCAAGGTAATCCCTGAAGGTATTCTTTTTAATAAAGGTTAATTAAAACATGGTTTCTTTCAAGGCTCCGATGATTGAGGAGCATAAATCTTTTGTCTCTTATAAGAATAGAGAGACTACTAAATATCTTGTCGTTCACTGCTCTGCCACTCAGAATGTGTCATCTTTTACATGGAAAACCATTGACCAGATGCACAGACAGCAGGGGTGGTTGGGTATCGGTTATCATTTTGTAATTCTTACTGACGGTACCATCCAGAGAGGTAGGCCCCTAGAGGCCATTGGTTCCCATGTAAAGGGTTACAACAGCTGTTCTGTTGGTATCTGCCTCATTGGTGGTGTGGATGCTAAGGGCAAGTCCGTAGACAACTTTACAGAGGAGCAGAAGGAGTCTCTTAAGTGTCTACTGGATTACCTCAGAGGGTACTATAAAGATGAAGTCGTTGTCCTTGGTCACAGAGATTTTGCAGGCGTCAACAAAGACTGTCCTTGTTTTGATGTTAAGGGATGGTATAAGGGCGCTAAGTTTGCTCGGTATGAAGATACTGAGGCGTTCTGGAGTAAGGTAGTCTTCTCCAAGGGTGTCTTTAAGGACTTTAATGGAGACCCTGAAGAAGGGGATGTTGTCCGTATTGAATAAAATCAATACTCCTAGGGAGAGAGTATGCAGTATGTGAAAGCTCTTATGGTTATCCTTGCATTCATTCTAGGACTGGCTCTAGGTGAATCTATTGAGGAAAAGAGAAATCAAGAGATTCTCCTAGAGGAACAACGGACTCACTTAACGGAACTAAAGTCTCTACAGGAAAGAAAGGATGCGACGATTAACTTACTTCTTAAAGACATGGCTACCGCTGATGTTGTGCAATCTGCTATTGATAAGCGGGTTAACCGCCTGCAGTACAACATCAATGCAGGAAACAAAGTCATCATGCAACATACCGATAGAGCTTATGCAGAGTCAATCATCCAGTGTAGAAACCTACTGTCAGAAGGTGCAGAACTACACGGGGAAGGTGTTAAGATACTCAGAGACACCAATAGACGACTTGAAGCAATAATCAGCATTCACAAAGAACAAAACTCTCCTTAGCTCAGTTGGATAGAGCATATGCCTTCTAAGCATATGGTCACAGGTTCGAATCCTGTAGGAGAGACCAAAGGCTCTTAGGAGGTCGGGTAGCTCCCGAATAGGATGTCTACCGAAATAGATCCGATGGGGCAACGGTCACCCCACAGAAAAATACCCTAGTGGCGAAATGGTATACGCAACTGAATTAGAATCAGTGGAGAAGAAAGGCTCGTGAGGGTTCGATTCCCTCCTAGGGTACCATTTATTTTTTAAAAGAGAGGCAATTATGCAGACTCAGAAGGAACTTGATCGAATGGAATCTGATTGGGAAGCTCGTTGGGAAGACGAGTATCAGGAATATCTTGAGTCCCTTGATGAAGAAGACGACGAGGATGAAGACGACGAGGATGAAGACGACGACTATGATGAGGAAGATAATGACTACTAAAGTTGGATCTAGTGAAGCCCTTTGCATTTGCCATCAGGATAATCTCTATACGTTCGTCCTTAGGTATCCTAGGATGATCCATAGTGAATTCATGACTCACAGGGTCTTTAGTCGCAATGCTAGTAGCTCCCGTGCAATCCCTGTAGCTAAGGTTATTGAACAGGTTCGCAATGACCCCTTTATCCCTTCTCACGTCTATATGAATCAATCTGGCATGGTTGGTACTGTTGAGGCTTCTGAGGATACCTATGAGTCTTTTAAGGATCTCTGGCTTAAAGCTGTAGACAATGCAGTAGCTGTTGCGGAATCCATGGTTGCCCTTGATGTCCATAAGCAACACGTCAATAGAATCCTTGAACCCTTCCAGTACATTAACGTGATTGTTACTGCTACTGAATGGGAGAACTTCCTGCATCTTAGGCTTGCCAGTGATGCACAGCCTGAGATGCAGGATCTTGCAAGGGCCATTAAGGGTGAGATGGACAAGGTAGGCAATAATATCATTAGTGTCTACCATATTTGTGGGAAGTATGTTAGTCTTCCCTTTATCACTCAAGAGGAAGTTGATGAGCACTGCATGAACTCGTTTAGTTCTTCTGAAGTCCTCATTAATGATCTCATGCTTATTTCCTCTGCACGTTGTGCGAGAGTGTCTTACAACAACCATGACGGCTCTTGTCCTGATGAACACAAGGACAAGAAGCTGGCACGAAGGCTCCTTGACGCAGGTCATTTGTCACCCATGGAGCACCCCTGTATTTGGGCAGGAGACATGCGGTACCATAAAAACCTGTACGGTTGGGAGAGCCTTCGTTGTAAATTTGGTTATTAAAAGATGAATCAAGAGAGTACATTCCTTTATCATGAGCATTGCCCTGAATGTGGTTCCTCTGACGCCTGTGGTGTCTTTAGTGATGGCCATAGGTATTGTTATTCTTGTAATACTTATTTTAGACCTGATGGGTCTGTAAAGACTGATGGGTCTGTAAAGAAGGAGGTGACTAGAGTGTCTAAGGAGTGTATTCCTTTTGAAGACCTTGAAGCTGTTTCCCTTACTAAGCGTTGTATTAGTAAAGATACTTGTTCTAAATTCAAGTATTTTTCTACTGTTTACAAAGGGAAGCCTTGCCAAGTAGCATGTTATTATGACGATTCGGGGAGCCTTATTGGGCAGAAGCTCAGGTTCCCCGATAAGTCCTTTGCTGTCCTTGGTGCTATCTCTAATAGGCTCTATGGATCCCAATTGTGGGCTAGTGGTAAGAAGATCGTCATCACTGAAGGTGAGATTGATTGCCTTACTGTGAGCCAACTTCAGGGTAACAAGTGGCCTGTCGTGAGTATTCCTAATGGTGCACAAGGGGCAAGGAAGGCTATTGAGGCAAACCTTGAGTATCTTGACAAGTTTGAAGAAGTGGTTCTCATGTTTGACATGGATGAACCTGGTCGTAAGGCTTGTGAAGAGTGTGCAAAGATCCTGCCTGCAGGTAAGGCGTTCATTGCTAATCTTCCTTGTAAGGATCCTAATGAGTGCCTTAGTGAAGGCAAGGGGTCTGAGGTTCTTCAAGCTGTATGGAATGCCAAGCCGTATAGGCCTGATGGTATTGTTGCGGGTACAGATCTCTACGAGAAATGTGTAACTGACATTGATGATCTTAAGGATTCTGTGGAGTATCCTTGGGTTGCACTTCAGAACAAAACTAAAGGAGCTAGACATGGCGAATTGTATGTCTTCACAAGTGGAAGTGGTATGGGAAAGTCAACAATACTCAGAGAACTCGAATACTACTTTGGTGTTCACAGGGGAGAACTATGCGGAATTGTTGCTCTTGAAGAATCTACTCGCAAAACTGGGATGGAACTCATGTCGATTCATCTTAACAAGCGACTCATACTCGACCCTGAGGGTACAGATGAAGATGAACGAAGCCGAGCTTTTGCGGAGACTATTGGAAACGGAAACTTCTTCCTGTACGACCATTTTGGGTCTCTTGATTCAGGCAATCTGCTTAGTAAGCTCAGGTATATGATTGTGTCCCTCGGTTGTAAGCGTATCTTCCTTGACCATATCTCCATTGTGGTCTCTGGTATGGACACTGATGAGGATGGCGGTGAACGTAAGGCTATTGACAAACTTATGACTAACCTTCGTTCCCTTGTGGAAGAGACAGGTGCTACCATGTTTGTAGTGTCTCACCTTAAGCGTCCCGAGAAGAAAGGACATGAAGAGGGTGCACAGGTGTCCTTGAGTCAACTTAGAGGGTCTGGAGCTATTGCACAGCTATCGGACATGGTGATCGGCCTTGAGAGAAACCAACAGGGTGACAATCCTAATGTGTTGACTCTCAGAGTCCTTAAGAATCGCTTTAGTGGTGACACTGGTATCAGTGGATACCTTTACTACGATCAGGACACTGGCAGGCTCTCTGACTATGAGGCAGATACTGAATGTCCCTTTGAGGATGAATCTGAGTTTTAGCAAAGCTATTTAAGAAACAAGCAAAGCTATTTAAGGAATAGAAAATGCTGACAATTAAAGACAAATTTATTGTGTTCGATATTGAAACAGACGGTCTGTTAGACACAACCAAGAGGTTTTGGTGTGGTTGGTTGTACGACTCCTATACTGACTTGTACACTGGTTACACTGATCTTGATGAGTTCTTCGATGCCCTGAATAAGTATGGGACTAGTGGGTACAGCATCGTTGGCCACAATATCTGCAAATTCGACATCCCTGCTCTTAAGAAGCTCAAGGGGGAGAGGTTTGCATTTGATGTTCGAGATGTCTGTATTGACACTCTTGTACTTGCTCGTTTGATCTACTCGAATATCAAGGACACTGACGTTGGTCTTATGCGTTCTGGTAGGCTCCCTAAGGCTCTCTATGGTTCCCACAGCTTGAAGGCTTATGGTTACCGTATGGGTGAACTGAAGGGCACCTATGGCGAACATGAGGGTGCTTGGGACAAGTTTACTCATGAGATGTATGAGTACAACAAGCAGGACGTTGTGGTTACCCTTAAGTTGTTCCAGAAGCTGATGGCTAAGGGTTACCCCCTTAAGGCAATCCAGCTTGAGCATGACATTGCTTGGGTGATGGCTAAGCAGGAACGCAATGGGTTTGTCTTTGATAAAGATCAAGCAACCAAACTCTATTCCGAATTGGCAGGTAAGCGACAGGTTCTTTATGAGAACCTTGTTTCCAAAGGTGGGTCTTGGACTGTCTATAAGGGAGACAAGATCTATAAGCGAGATAACGCTAAGCGTGGCATTAAGGCGGGTGTTCCTTATCCTCAGTATGAAGAGGTCACCTTTAACCCCAATAGTCGCCAACACATTGCCAAGGTTCTCATGGATCGAGGATGGGAGCCTACTGAAATGACTCCTACAGGTGCCCCTAAGGTTGATGAAGAGACTCTGAAGACTGCTAAGGGTATTGATCTTACTGAGGACATCTTGGAGTATTTGCTTATTAACAAGCGCATTGCACAGCTTGCTGAGGGTGACAATGCGTGGCTAAAGTTGATGAAGGATGATCCTGATGGTTACACTCGCATTCACGGTTCTGTTAATCCTAATGGGGCTGTCACTGGTCGTGCAACTCATGCTTATCCTAATGTTGCACAGGTACCTGCAGGGAGATCTCCCTATGGGGAGGAATGTAGGTCTCTTTTTAGAGTACCTACTGGATGGTATGAAGCAGGCATCGACGCTTCAGGTCTTGAGCTTAGGTGCTTTGCTCATTTTCTCTATCCTTATGACCATGGGGAATACGTGAATGAGATCTTGAATGGTGACATTCATACCCATAACCAGAAGATGGCAGGGTTGCCTACAAGAGACAACGCCAAGACATTTATTTATGGCTTCCTTTGATAGGAGGAAGTAAAAGGCATTGAAAACGGTAGACGAACTCTATGAGTCAATACCGTGCTAAACTTTTAGATATAGGAAATAAGAAGGCTAATAGGTCAAACCACGCTAAATATACTGAGGATTCTCAATATAAATATGGGATTGGTTTCTTTAGGCGAGAAGGATCTAAGCTGAAGGAGGCTGTTCGGTACTGTGAGCGTTGTGGTAAAGACCTAAAGAACGCAGAACGTTATTCTTGGGTAGTTCACCACAAGGATCACAATAGAAAGAACAATACACTAGAAAACTATGAGTTGCTCTGTAAAGCATGCCACCAAAAGGAGCATGAGTGTCATAAGAAACTCAATGTTAAAGAGTGGATTAGAACTTGTTGGTTCTGTGGTGAGTCTTTTACTACCAAGGCGCATAATACAGAATTCTGTTCTGAGTGTAGAAATCTTTGGAGAAACAGCTTCAAAGGGAATTACACAAGAGAAGAAGCAAAGCCTCTTATTATAGCTAGAAGGAAGTGTAACGACTATCCCGAAAGGGAGTAGAACCAAGCGGTTCGAAGCGGTGCCTCTCTAGAAATAGAGAATGAGATAGTCTACTCTCATAGGCGACTATGAGCAGGGTTTTATCCCGGGTTAGGATTAGCGACCCTAACTGAATGCAAGGTATGGAGCAGGCGATGCCAAGATTGGCGAGATCGTTGGTGGATCTTCGGCTGATGGTAAGCGCCTAAAGGAGAAATTCTTTCAGTCTGTCCCTGCTATTAAGCAACTTCGGCAAGACATCGAGAGAACTCTCATTACATCCTCTGAGTGGGTCGGAGGTGTCAATAAGGTAACTTGGAGGAAACGTGTTCACCCTGATAACAGCAATCTTAGTATTACTCATAGTATTCTTGGGCTTGATCGCAGGGTTGTTTATGTGCGAAGCCCTCACTCGGCTTTGAATACCCTTCTTCAGTCTGCAGGTGCCCTTATCTGCAAGAAGTGGGTTTGTCTTGTTGAGGAGAACATGCGTAAAGCAGGCTACAAGCATGGTTGGGATGGAGACTTTGCCATGATGGCATGGCTCCATGATGAGGTGCAGGTTGCCTGCCGCACAAGGGAAATCGCAGAGGACTGCGTAAGGATTGCACAGGAATCCATGAGACAGACTCAGGAGTTCTTTAAGTTTAACTGCCAGTTGGACACCGAAGGCAAGATTGGTGCAAACTGGTTCGATTGTCACTAAGGAGTAGCTTATGATTCGTAGACCTATGACCGTAGAAGAGATTGAAAGGGTTCTTAAGAAGAATGAATCTAAGGAGGTAATGGCTTTGTGTAAGACCAACAAAAAGAGCGTTGTTGACATCAAGTGGCTCTATAAGACGGATCCTGTTTTTGGGACTGCAGGTGGTGCCGAAGTTCGATTGAATGGTAAACTGCTGTTTATGCACATTCCAAATCCCTGTAAACTCTATGAAGACTGGACTGACAAAGAAATCTTTTATGAGATTCTTGAACGTCTTGGCTATGAAGTTGATTGGGAAGAAGAGAGTGTTTACTATGAGGGACCTCAGAAAGAAAATGAATAAGTATCTTAGTTTTCTTAAGTATATTGACCAGAACAATCCGAAACTTCAGGCGGACTTCTGTCGTGAGAATGCCAAGCTGATTGCTGAGGCGGCATCTAGGGGGCATATTACGGCCATTAATTACTATAATGAAGCCACTAATTATTGGAGGCTCACTTGTAAGGCATACGACATTCTTAAGGCTTGTGAATAATGAGATATGCTTTTGTAGACGGTGATATTCTAGCCTTTAAGGCGTCCTCTGCTGTCCAGAAGGATATCGACTGGGGGGATGGTCTTTGGACTTGTCATGCTGAAGTAGATGACGCATGGGATTACTTTACCGACATGCTTATTGCTATTGATGAGAAGCTGAATAAGCATTTTGTTGGTGAAGAGATTACCTATGTATTCTGTTTCTCCGATGAGGATAACTTTAGGAAAGTCTATAATCCTGACTATAAGTCCAATAGGCGATCTAATCGTAAACCTTGTTGTTACAAAGGCCTTGTAGACAAGATTAAAGAAACCTACATTTCTCATACAGTCAAGTACCTTGAAGCTGATGATGTTGTGGGTATCTACTGCACTAGTCCTGTCTATAAAGATATTTGTGTCGCAGTGTCTATGGACAAGGATTTCAAGACAATCCCCGGTTACTTCTATGATTTCGGTAATGATGTCTTGCATAACATCACTGAGAAGGACTCCAAGAAATGGCTGTGCTATCAGACCCTAGTAGGGGACGTTACAGACGGCTATAAGGGGTGTCCAACTTATGGGCCTGTGAAAGCCAATAAGCTCCTTAATGGGCATTCTGATTCTGAATGGTGGTCTGAGGTCTTGAAAGCATTCAAGTCTCAGGGTCTTACTGAAGAGGATGCCATTAGAGAGGCAACTATGTCTAGAATCTTGCATTATGAAGATTACCCTTTAAATGAATCTGATGGCTTGCCCAAGAAGTACAATCCTTTTTAATCAATACTAATACCCCTAGGGCTATTTTTAATTAAATCAATAGTCCTAGGTAGGAGGAAGACATGAACAAAGAAGAAAACAATGTTGTTGAAGAAGAAGAGTTCCCTTATGTTCCTAAGGATCTCATTGAGAGACTTGAGGATATCTTTGATATTCGAAAGATGATTTGGTATGAAAAGAGTAATGAGACTCTTCTAGGTATTCAACAGGTTGTTACCTACCTTAGAAATAAACACGACAAACAGAATGGAGATAACTGATGGGTGGACTCTTTAGTAAACCTAAGGCTCCTGAGGTTAAGGTTCAGGCCCCTGCCATTGAGCAACCTGTACTCGAACCTGAGGCTCCTGAAATGGGTGCTGAAGAAACTGCGGAACACAAGAAGAACAAGGGCAAGAAGGCCCTGAGGATTGATTATGCGGGTTCTGGCAGAGGGACTAACATCCCTAAGTAACGTGTCTAGGATTGGTGTCTTGCAACCTAATGATGGAGACATCCTAGAACAGATCATCGACAAGGGTGCGAAGATCATCAAAGATGACCCTGACTCCCTCCCTTTCATTAAGAAATATGCTGACGTAAAGGTAGTGCGTAAGTTTCTTAAGGGTGTCATTAGTGGTGAATTTGAAGACTTCATCGTCCTTGTTTTCTATAACAAAGAAAATGCTCTCTCGGGTGCATCCCTAGTGTCTAGGGGGAGACCTTGGTATGCACCTGAGGGAGTAACTTTTCTAAATGAAGAGTGCACTGTAGCTTTCCAAAGGGGTCTTGGTTTGTCTAGAGCAATGGCTTATGCTCTTGAAAATAGAGCGTGTACTAACGTAAGACTGCTGGCCTTCTCTAATGCTAATACGCTCAACAACAAGATGTTGGAAAATACCTATGAGAAACACTTGGGTTACTCTTCATACAAAACTTTTTACAAGGAAATTTAATGGGATTTTTTAGTAAGGTCACTAAGCCTTTCAAGAAGGTTGTCCACAAGATTACTGGTAGAGGCAACAGTGGTCAGAGTGCCCCTGAGGCTCCTACGCCTGCTCCTGAGCTTGAACTTACGAACCCTGAGGGTGAAGCTGAGAAGAAGGAAGAAACCGAAAAGGTTCAGCTTCGTAAGGGTAAGAAGGGTCTTAGGATTAAGAAGGCAGGGAATGCTGATGTGTCTGCAGGTGCAGGCCGTAATCTAGTTTAACATGAGGGATATGTGGTATGGCTAGCACTGAACATCAGGCAGGCAATATCCCTCTTGAAGGAGCTAAGACAACTTATGACAAGCTCACGACAGACAGAGACCCGTACACGCAGAGAGCAGAGAAGTGCGCAACCTACACGATCCCTATGCTCTTTCCTAAGGAGTCTGATGATGGTGGTACTAACTATTCCACTCCTTACAATTCTGTGGGTGCTAGGGGTCTTAACAATCTTGCCTCTAAGCTTCTTCTTTCTCTGTTGCCTCCTAATCAACCTTTCTTTAGACTGGGGTTGGACGCGGAGTCGACTGTAGCTCTTAATGAGTCTGCTGACGACCAGCTGAAGGACAATATCGAATACGGTTTGTCCATGATGGAACAACAGATGATTAAGTACATGGAGTCTCAGTCTCTTAGACCGACTCTGTTTGAAGCTATTAAGCAACTTATCATTGCAGGCAATGCACTTCTGTTCCTGCCTCCTGCTGAAGGTGGTATGAGGTGCTATACTCTTCGTGAGTACGCTGTTCAGAGAGACACTATTGGCAATGTCCTTCAGATTGTTGCTAAGGATACTGTTTCCCGTGGGAGTCTCCCTGATTCCATGCAGTCTGTTCTCCCTGATTCTGGCGAACCGACTATCAACGAAAAGGTAGACATCTATACTCACATTTACCGTGTGGCTAGTGGAGACACCTATCAGTGGGAATCCTATCAGGAGATTGAGGGTGAACCTGTTGCAGGTAGTGAGCAGACTTATCCTGCAAACAAGAGCCCTTGGATTCCCCTTAGATTCAATAAGAAGGACGGTGAACACTACGGTAGATCCTTTGTTGAGGATTACCTTGGCGACCTTATCTCTCTTGAGAATCTCTCTAAGAGCATTGTGGATATCTCCATGATTGCCTCGAAGGTTCTCTATCTCGTGTCTCCTGCTTGTCAGACTAACATCAGGGCTTTGTCTAAGGCAGAGAACGGTGCCTTTGTTAGGGGTCGTATGGAGGACGTTGTTCCCATGCAACTCAATAAGAGCATGGACATGCAGACGGTGCTCACTACTGCTCAACAGATTGAGTCTCGTTTGTCTTATGCGTTCCTTCTTAACTCTGCAGTCCAGAGTGGTGCTGTAGGTAGAGACAGAGTTACCGCAGAAGAGATTAGGTACGTTGCAGGTGAACTTGAGGATACCCTAGGTGGTGTCTATTCTCTCCTGTCTCAGGAGCTACAGCTTCCTCTTGTTGCCTGTGTCTACAACCAGATGCAATCTCAGGGTTTGCTCCCTGTGGTTGACGAGAGTATTGCAGAGATTGAGCCCTCCATCATCACGGGTATTGATGCCCTTGGTAGAGGACAGGATCTTAACAATCTAGCTCAGGCTTTGCAGTTGATGCAACAGTTCCCTGAGTTTCTACAGGCTCTCAACGTTGGTAATCTTGCTACTAGGATTTTTGCGGCGGCTCATATTGATGCTACGGGTCTAGTGAAGACTCCTGAGGAACTTCAGGCAGAACAACAGGCCGCTATGGAACAGTATGCCCAGCAACAGGGTATTGACGCAGGTGCACAGATGGCTGTCAATGAAGCACAGCTAGAACACTAGCACAGCTAGAACACTAGCACAGCTAGAACACTAGCACAGCTAGAACACTAGCACAGCTAGAACACTAGCACAGCTAGAACACTAGCACAGCTAGAACACTAGCACGACAGGCACAGCTAGCATAGCTAGCGCCTGAATAACTAAAGGATAACTAATGACTGACTTTAATGAACCTCAGTCTCTCACTGAGGAGGCTGAAGCACAGGGTATTGAGATCATGGAGTCTTCTACGACTCAGATTGAGGTTGACCCTGATATTGGAGACCCCCTTCTTCAGAACGAAAAGTCGGGGGAAGAAAATAATGAAGAACAAGCTAATGGAACTGAAGGCCACGCTGATGATGTGGCTGTTCATGATCGAAATGAAGATCAAGAGAATCTTCAAGAAGAAGTAGACAAGCACGAAAAGGCTATTGATGCCGTGAAGACCTCCCTTAAGGCAAAGGGTGTTGACTTCAATAAGGCTGTCCGAGAATATCAGGAGCATGGTAAGCTCTCCGATGAAACCGTTGCTGAACTTGAGAAGGCAGGTTATCCTTCTGAGGTTATCGAGGGTTTCATTGAGAGTCGAAAGGCTCTTGAATCTCGCTTCACTGAAGCTGTTTATGATTCCGTAGGGGGTACTAAGGAGTACAATCGTATTGTCGATTGGGCATCCAAGAATCTCCCTCAGAAGACGATTGACTCCTTTAACAGAGCAATCGACAACAATAATCTGGAAGCTGTCTCCCTCATGCTTGAAGGCATGAAGTCTAAGATGACTTCCAAGATGGGTACCGCTAATAAGTCTATTCATGGCGGTACGGCCACTCCTGTGAATCGTCCTAAGGGGTTTGCAAACAAATCTGAAGTGATCGAGGCTATGAGCGATAAGCGCTATGGCAGGGATCCTGAATACACCCGACAGGTCGAACAGAGAATGTGGGCCACTAGTGTTTAATTTTATCTATAACAACAAATCTTATATACTTTAAAAGGAAAATAATTAAAAATGGCTGCTCTTGATGCTACTGGTATTTCCAATCCTGGTCAGGCTCTCTCTGCGGGCGATCGTGATGCACTCTTTATGAAGGTCTTCACGGGTGAAGTTCTGACTGCTTTTGCTCGCACCTCCGTTATGATGTCTCGTCATCAGGTTCGTACTATCTCTCATGGTAAGTCGGCCTCGTTCGCTGTGATGGGTCGTACCCGTGCTAAGTATCTTGCACCGGGTAACTCCCTTGATGACCAGCGTAAGAAGATGGAACACAATGAACGTGTCATCGCTATTGACGGTCTCCTTACGGCTGACTGCCTTATCACGGATATCGACGATGCGATGAACCATTATGACGTTCGAGTTGAATACTCCCGTCAGCTTGGTGAAGCTCTTGCTATGGGCGCTGACTGTGCTATTATCAATGAGCTCGCCAATGAGGCCGCTAAGGACGCTAAGTTCAAGGATGGTAACATTCCCGACAATGGTACGGGTGCCGACAAGGTTCCCGGTACGGGTAAGGCCTTTGAGTTTGTTACGGGTCTTGATGTTACGCAGGAAGCTACGTATGGCAATAAGATCCTTGAGGGTCTCCTTGCGGCTCGTGCTCAGATGACGAAGAACTACGTCCCGCAGGGTGACCGCTATTGCCTTCTCACGCCTGAAGGCTACTCTGCTGTCATGAAGGCTCTTATGCCTGATGCGGCTAACTATCATGCCCTCTTTGATCCGAACACGGGCAAGCTCCAGACGATTTGTGGCTTTGAAGTCATTGAAGTTCCGCACCTCCTGAATGATGGTATTGATGGTAAGCATGCTCTTAATACGAAGATCGAGACTGCGGGTCTTCAGGGCATTGTCTTCCATCGTTCTGCTGTTGGTACGGTGAAGCTCAAGGATCTCGCTATGGAACGTGCTCGTCGAGCTGAATATCAGGCCGACCAGATCATTGCCAAGATGGCGCTTGGCCATGGTGGTCTCCGTCCTGAAGCCGTTGGTATCTTTGTCAAGGAAGCTCAGGTTTAATAAATGACCATTGAAGAAGTAAAGAAGGCTTACGAGACTACTTACTTCTGTCAGGTGCACAAGTGGGGGTATCAGCTTACCCCCGAGGAGGCTCAGGAACTGGGTCTCCTTAGTGCAACTGCGAAGCCTGTTAAGCCTAGAAGAACCGTCGAAAAGAATAACAACAAGGAAGAATAATGATTGTAACTCCTAGCACTGAACTTGATGCAGTAAATGAAATTTTGTCATCCGTAGGCTCTAGCCCTGTTAATTCTCTTGAGGATGATGCTAATGTGGATGTGCTGAATGCTGTAAGAATCCTTAAGGCTGTCAGTCAAGAGATCCAGTCTAGGGGTTACAGCTTTAACACTCTCACCAGTGTTACCTTGAAGCCTGACTCTTTTACTAACAAAGTTGCTTATGGTAGAGACTTCCTAAGGGCTGTCTCTACTAGCTATAAGTTCGTGAGCAGAGAAGGCTATTTTTATGATCTTGATTCAGGGAATCTAGAGTTCCCTGAAGGCATCACTCTGGATGAACTTGTCAGGGAGCTCCCTTTTGAGGAGCTTCCTCAGGTCTTCAGAAAGTATATTACTGTTAGAGCCAGTAGAGTCTTTCAGATGAGGTATCTTACCTCTGCGGACATCGACGCACATCTTCAGCTAGAGGAGAGTGCGGCTTATGCAGACATTGTAGACTATGAACTGACGGATGGTAACTATAACATCCTCAATGATGACCAGTTCATTAGTCAGCAGACTCAGAGGAGCTAAGCATGCCTCTAGTATCTCAAAGCATTCACTCATTTAAAGGTGGTGTCTCTCAGCAACCTGACATCATAAGGTTTCCCGATCAGGTAACTGAGCTTGTCAATGGGTTTCCTAATGAAGTTGAGGGTCTACAGAAGAGACCTCCGACTCTCGCAATCAAACGTTTGTCTGACCGTGTTGATGCTACAAAGAAGAAGTATCATGTAATCAATAGAGACGAACAGGAAAAGTACATTCTCCAGATTGGCTCTGGGGAGTACCAAATCTTTGATCTTAATGGTGAGCCTAGGACATGCACGTTTGAAGATGATGAGTCAAAACAGTACATTACCACTAGTGACCCTAAGGGCAAACTAAAGGCAGTTACTGTTGCTGACTACACCTTTGTCTTGAACACTGAAAAGGTAGTAGACGCTGTAGAAGGTACGTCCCCACCGGGTAAAAAGGATACTGCTCTGGTGTACATCAAGAATGCCCAGTATGCTAAGACTTACGCCATTTATGTGGATGGCGAGTATATGTGCGGCGTTATTACACCTGATGGTGGTGAGGCTAAGCAGGCTGTGCAGACTACTACTGCCTTTATTGCAAGAGCGTTGTATGCCCTTCTTAATACCGGTAAGAAACCTGATGGTGGTATTCCTGACGTTGGTGGCACCTATGATGACCTATTGAATCAGGTTGGTGGTAGAGTCTCTATGGGTTACTCTAGGTCTAGTGCAAGCATGAGTTCCTATAACGTAGGTCTAGTTGGCGACTCTGTTATTACGATCCAGTCTAAGTCTGAGTGGGATCCTCCTAATGTCCTTGTTAAGGACGGCTTTGGTAACCAGAACGCTATTGCTTACATGGGTAAGGTTACGGCTGTTAATAAGCTCCCTCCGATTGCACCTGAGGATTACATCATGCAGGTGTCTGGAGAAAAGAATTCCGAAGATGACGACTTCTATGTAAAGTGGGACGACACGCATAAGGTGTGGAAGGAAACTGTAGCACCTAGGATTCCCACTAAGATCAACCCTAAGAATATGCCTCATGCTATTGTTAGGCAGGAGGATGGAAGTTTTCTCCTTAAGAAGCTCCCGTGGGTTGATAGGGGCTCTGGTAATGAAGACACTAACCCTGATCCTTCGTTTATTGGTAGGAAGATTAACGATATCTTCTTCTATCGTAATCGCCTAGGGGTCATCGCTGATGAATCCATTATCCTTAGTGCAACCAACGACTTCTTTAATTTCTGGTTTAAGTCCTCTGCGGCTATTGCAGACACTGACCCTATTGATGTCTCGGTTTCCTCTAATAAGGTTGCCATTCTGACTCATGCTGTGCCCTTTGCAAGAGAGCTTATGTTGTTCTCTAGAGAAGGTCAGTTTGTGTTGTCTAGTGATGGCGTCATGACCCCTAAGAGTGTCAAGTGTGACCAGATCACTAACTTTGACTATGACACGAATGTTCAACCTATCTCTATTGGCCCTTCGATCTTCTTTGTGAATGATCGAGTAAACTACTGTTCTGTGATGCGCTACTACTCCTTGCAGGACGTGGCTGACCTTAAGGATGCTGAAGACGTAGCCGCACATGTGCCTACGTACATTCCTAAGGGCATCACTAGACTCTCTGGGAACACCACAGAGAACGTAGTTACGGCTATTTCTTCTACTACCCCTAATATCGTATACTGTTATAAATTTATTCTTGTTAACGCCACTAGTGAACAGCAGGCTTGGTTCAAGTGGGAATTTGCAAACAAGAATTCTGAGGTTCTTCTAGCGGAGTTTGTTGACTCAGAGATTTATCTTCTTATTAACTCTCCGAATGGTCTGTATCTAGAGAAAGCATTGTTGACAGGTAATGCAGTTGACTTCTCTGATGAGCCTACTAGGCTCTTTATGGATCGTAAGAAGAAGTATGTCATTCCTCAGTCTAATAAGTACAGTGACTATGAGGATTACACTGAGGTGTCTCTTATGGATATCTACGGTGCCATCCCGTCTACTAAGGATCATAAGTATTTCATTGTCACTAAAGACGGTTACGTTACTGAGGTTACTGACTGGGATTCCAATGGTGTCTTTAGGATCCAAGGGGACATGAGGGGTGTTGAGGTGTTTGTGGGTCTTACCTACAAATTCTGTGTGACTCTCTCTAAGCAGTCCATTAAGAGGAATACGGATACTGGAGGTGTTATCTCTGAGATTGAAGGCAGACTACAGCTTAGATACTTCTGGTTGAACTATAGTAAGTCTGGTGTATTTGAGTGCAAGGTCGATAATGACCTTAAGGAAAAGCATTTTAAGTATAGATTTACTGGCAGGAACCTTGGTGAATCTCCGGCTATCTTGGGGGCAAACAAGGTTTACACGGGTAAGTTTAAATTCCCGATTCAAGACAATAATGATGAAGTAGTCATTACTGTCTGCTCCGACAATGTCCAACCTATTAACTTGATTTCAGGTGGTTGGGAAGGCCTTTACATTAGAAGGAATAGTAGCATATGAAGTTGAAACCCTTAACTCCTGAGCAGAATAACATGCTTTGTGACATCACAATTCATGCTATGGAGAGTTGTGTCTGTAATGAAGTTGAGATCCCCATTGAACACTTTGTTTATGAAGGGGTGTATTACAGAACCTGTTTTATCCCTAAGGATGTAGCTATTATTGGTGCATACATCAAGATCCCTACTACTGTAATTGTCAGTGGGGATTGTTATGTTACCCTAGGAAATACTGTAGGGAGGCTTAAGGGTTACAACGTCATTCAGGCTGAAGGTGGTCGTAGGCAAGCCTTTAGGGCACTTGAAGACACGCACATTACGATGTGCTTTAGGACTGATAAGGTTGACATAAGGGAATGCGAGAAAGAGTTTACTCCGGAGTGGATGCTATTAACAACTAATAGAAAGGAATTGATTAAAGAATGAGTGGTGTAGTTATCGGAGTAGGCGCCGCTGTTGGTGCAGTAGTTGGTGGTGGTAGTACATTGTACAGTGCTTCAAAGACTAATCGAAATCAGATTAAGGCTTTTAAGAAGCAGATGTATTACATGCAACTTAATTACAACTACAATCAAGCCGCTCTGAATAGACAAGAGCGATCCCTTTATGACTCTGCAGTTGGCAACCTTTTCAACATGTCGGTGAACGCTTTCCAAAATCAGTCACAAGTTGAGGCGGCTCAGGCTGAATCGGGTGTGGAAGGCAGGACTCAAGATAAACTTGGGCAGGTTATTAGAGGCACGGATCTTAGACAGCAGACTGCTCTAAAGGAAGCCTATGAGGTTGATGTGTGGAACGTTAGGTCTCAAAAGGAGGCTCTCTACATTGAGACTAAGAACGCTGTAGAGCAGGCTAGAGATAACCTATCTAATAGCTTTATTAAGGGCTCTAAACTGTATGCACAACTCTTCCAAGGTGTCACTACGGGTGCCGCTTTGGGTGCCGCTACTGCAGGTATTGGTAGTGCCGTTGGTGGTGCACTTGGTGGTGCCGCTTCTTCAGCCGCGGCGTCTACTGCTACGGGTGCTTCTGCGGGCATCGGTGGTGCAGGGGCTGTTAGCACCTCTCTAGGTTCTGGCTTCCTGTCTTCTTATGGTCTCGCGGCTAATAGTGCAGTAGCTGGCGGTGCTACTACTGCCGCTTCTACGGGTCTGTCCTCAGGGGCACTGTCAGGTCTTGGTGGCGCAGGACTACTTGCATCTACTGGTATGAGTGGGGCATCTTCTAGTGCGTCTATTGCATCCAATACTGGTGGTAACATCCTTGGTAACGTAATGGCTAATTACCAACAGTATAAGCCCTATGTTGACTTCATTCAACAGTGGTCTAATTATTATAATTCTAATGTACTACCTAGAGAACGAGGAGGTTACTTTTACTAATGGCTTATAAGAATAGTGCAGGGGCTTCCTCTGCTAAGCAAGAGTTCTACAATTGGAGCTATTTTAGTCAGGACATGGCTAAACTAGGGGAAGCTAAGGGTGTTCAGGTTAACATTAAGGATCGCCTTAAGCCCCCTCAGGAAGAAGTTGATTGGCTGTCTACTGTTGCTGAAGGTTTTAAAAAGCTGGGTACTGTAGCGGACGCCTATAAGGAAAAGGCTTTTAAGCAAGCTGATGAGTATCTCCGTACTCACTCCCTTGAGGAGTACCAAGAGGATGTTAAGAACAATAACATTCCCTTCCAGTATGACCCTGTCTCTATGTCTAGACTTAAGTACCAACATGGTAAGTTGGCTTTTAGTCTTGCAGAGCAGGACTTCCAAGATAGAGTAAACAGAAACGAGTTTAACGGAAAGTCCCCTGAAGAAGTCGACGCAGAGTATTTCAAGCATGTTCGTAAGGCCATGGAGGATGTTAGAGACTCCTTTGGGTACGACATTAATGAAGACTCTTGGTTCTCTAAGGGTTTCTATGCAGATAGTCCTGAAAGTAGACAGAAGATTCTATTGCAGAACATCCAGTCTAATAACAAGTGGTCTGTGGAACAGGCTAAACTTGTTGATTTGGCTGATGTTAGGGGTGCTGTTAACGATCTATCTAAGAATGCGGCCTACGTTGTGGGGACTATCCTTGATGTCTTTGATGGGGAGAAGAACCCTAAGCTAGCCCACTATTCTCCTGCAGATAAAGCAACTATGGTCTCTGGACTCCTTGAGGACATTGCAGGTAGAGAGGATGGTGTCTATATCCTACAGCAGTTGGAGAACTGGAAGCCTTACTTTCTTGATGGTAAGAGTTCTGTAAGGGATATGGTAGGTGCTGTTGCTTGGGATAAGGCTCTCAAAACTGCAAGCAATGCCGCATGGAAGGCTGATGCTGAACGTTGGACTTCTCAGGCTCTTAAGGTTGACAATTGGGTAGCTAATGGTGATACAAGCTCTATTGAGCAGGAGCTTGCTCTTGCAAAGGACAGGGCAGGTGGTGTTGTAAGCGCTGAAGTAGAGTACCTTACTAGATCACTACAAAGTGCTAGGGATCAACAGAGAGCCTTGATTGCTAAGAACACGGCTAACTCAATTGATGCCCTTAAGGAAGAAGGTAGATCCCTCAATGCGAATTACTATATTGAGTCCATGCTTAGGGGTCTTCCGACTAATCCTGATAATGTCGTAGGGACTACTAAAGAACATATTGATAGAGAGTTCATGTTTGCTGTTCAGGATGGGAGAATCACTGAAAATGACATTCTAGAGATGGCCTGTAATCCAACTGGTGGTTATAACCCTGCATCTAGTTACCTTAGTAAGGTAGGTAACAATGTTGTTAGGGCTATTAAGGCTGACATTCTATCCCTTGAGAACTCTAATGCCGCTAGTATTGAAAAGCCTGCTTATCTTGATAAGATGTATAGCTTTTATGTGTCTAACCCTAAGCAGTTTGCTACAGCTTTTGGTGGTATGGGCTCCTATGATATGGACGTTCTTCTTGCAATGATGAACGCAAACCAACTTGGGATGACCTATAATCAATGTGTGAGCGCCCTCAAGCAACAGAAGAAACTAGGCGAAACTAGGGAAGGTCGACAGGAGCAACAGAGGATCTATGACAATCTAGCCAAGGATGCTAAGGGAGATTTGTACTCTCAAAGCTACATGGTTAATAGGACTTATGCTTACATGAATGTTGGCATGTCTAGAAAGGACGCTATGGATAGATCCAGAGAGGATCTTGACAAAGAAACTATTTCTATTGATGACTCTAGGATCCCTGCAAAGCTCTTCATGATTAAAGGTGTCAGACCTGAGGCTACTAGGGATTGGTTTGAGGAAGAAGTAACCAATAAAATCAAAACCCTTAAGAAGGATGCAAAAGAAGGTGTCATTAAAGGGTACAACCCTATGACGGATTCTTTTGAAGTTGTTGACGCAGACACTAGGTCTCTACTGGCTAGATGGGATAGAAAGAGTATTCATGAGGGCTTTATGAAGTACATTGATAAACAATCTAGAACTAAGGTTGAGCCTCTTGGTGTTGTTGATAAGCTAGTCAGAAAGACTGTCCATAACGTCAAGGGTTATACAGAATACCTTAATAAGGAGGACTAATGCCTATCTTTCCCGATGCTTCTCCAGAAGATCTTGGGTGGAAAACCGTTAACCCCGGTCTTTATTTTACAGATAAGTTTGTCGTCGCTAGAGGTCTCACAGGTTCTGAAGAAAAAGAATACGAAGAAGCACATAAGAAGCCAAAGCCTGAAGTTGGTTTTGTAGGTGGCCTTACTAATGAGTGGGGCGCTGTAGAGATCAGAAAGGCTTACGGGTATGAGGAAGGTCTTGCCAAAAACACCTATGTTCCAACTGATGAAGAGCGTTGGGATGCTCTTAAGCAACTTGGCTATAATCTAGATAGATATAGAGCAGTCCTCAAGGGAGCCTCCTCCAGTGAGGACTTTAAGAGTAACCTCGAAGTAATTAAAAGTGTACAGGAGTATAGAGATGCTCAGGGACAAGCAGGTCTTTGGAACAATCTTGTATCTGGTACTGGTGCTATGTTTGGTGATCCTCTTACCGCACTGCCTGTTTTTGGCTCTAGTAGCGCTATTGGTAGGATTGGATACGGCGCCGTAATGGGTGTTGCCTCTGGACAGCTCAATAACTATTCATCTGGTGACGACAATGATGCTCTTATGGATATGGCCACTGGTATGGCTTTTGGCGCATCCATTGAGGGAATCGCTAGAGCAACTAAGTTTAAGGATGATGCTACTAAGCTAGGGGATGCGTCTAGGCGTGCCAGAATGTACTCTGAAAAGATTGCCTCAGGTGCCAAGGACGTCTTTAAGAAGACTGGCATTCCTGAGGCTATTGAGAAGACACAGATTCATAAGGCATTCAATAGTGCTCTTAAGAACCTTGAGGGGAAACTCCCTACAATTACTGTTCAAGGCGCCATTGATAAAGTAAAAACTGAGACTAGTGCGGGTAAAGCTGTCAGGAAGATTTGGGACTCCCTAGGTAAGACTGAGAGAGGCGATAGAACTACTTTCAAGCAATTCAATAATGCTGAGACTACTCGTACAGCTGAGGAAGCTAGAGACTTCTATAGAAAGAATGGTGAGCGAGATGTAGACATCGTAGCAGACGACATCCTCAAACTCCTTGATTCGACCAGAATGGATCGTGACGATCTTGATGAAATGATTCGTAGACGAAGAGACGGTTATACAACCGATCTTGACGGTAATGAATTGTTTGAAGAGATCGTTGAGCGAATGGGTGCATTCTACGGTAAGTGGGGTGACATGGCTCAATCTAGGGGTATGATTGGTGAGACGGATGCTATGAGGAAACTTAAGGCAACTGGTGACATCGAATATGGTAAGCCCCTTGCTAGATCCGCTGTGTCTAATGATAAGTTCGAAAGCCACTGGCTTAGCAAGAACAAGGTGTCTGACTTCCTCAACACCTTTACAGGCTCCTATGGGGAGAAAGTAAATAAAGCACGGGCACGTGTCTACAAGCTACTCCTTAGAACTCTTGAGGATCCTGAGTACACTAAGCTCCTTAGGGCTAGATATGAAGAAGAACTGGCGGCTAAGGCTAAGGATACTCCTGCCAAGGACACTAAGATTAAGGCGTCCACCGATCAGGAGGATTTTATTGCTTGGGTTAAAAAGAAGGCTTGGGACGATTCCTTGGGTTATGTGGATCAATCAGAGGCCATCAAAAAGGGTCTTATGAATGACCCTAAGGGTGAAGGCATGCCTCACAACTACCAACACGAACGAACCCCTTGGAAATTCACTATTAAGGATAATGATGGGTTCTCTGTTAGTAGGCTTCAGACAAACATTGTAGAAACCATGAACGGATACAACATGCGTATATCTGGTGACATGGGCCTCAATGACGCCTTTGGTGTTAAGAGCTTCAAGGAGTTCTCCGACATCATGGATAAGCAACTAGGGGAGTACCTTAAGGAGACCTCTGTTGACGAGCGAGATCTTCAGGCTAAGGCTTTTAGGGCTTACCTATCGGACTACTATGGTAGATCAGGTATGGATAACGAAGATGCTTCTTCTTGGGGTAATGCAGTTGCGGACGCTCTTAGGTACTTTACACTATTCACTCATAATGCCTTTATGGGTGCCCTTAACCACTTTGAGATCGCTGAGGGTATTAAAGAGTTTGGTGCTTCGTTCTTCTTTAAGTCCATTCCGGGTATGCCTGACAAGATCAAGGATTGGTCTAAGGGTGGTATGACTAAGCAGGAAAGGGATGAGTTCCGAGACATGGCCTTCGGTAAGGAGGTTAGAGTAAGAGGAGCTTGGACTGAGATCTACGATAGAAACCTAGATAAGTTTGGTGACGATAAGTATAAGGCTAGATTGGTTGCGGGTACTCAATGGTTGGCTACTAATTCGCCTTTTACTAAGTACCTCAATAAGTCCCAAGAAACCATTGTGTCGACAGCTCAAGACATCTTTATTGGGCAGTTTGCAAGGCACGCTCATGGCATTAAGGGGAAGGTTGCCTTCTTAGATGGCAAGACTCTTAATAGGCTCAATATAAATCCTAAGGACTTTGCTGATTTCACTAAGGCTTTTAAGGAGGCTACTGAGATCGACAAATTTGGTAGGATCAGAGTAAAGCCTGATGTATACGACTCGATTATTGCAAATGATGTAAAGAGCATGACCATCATGCGTAGACTGGGTGATTATGTTGCCTCTGAGGTTATCCAGAGACAGAGTCTCACTGATGCCTATATGTGGAGAGGCTCTAAGAATTCCCCAATTCTTGGTTTGCTTACTCAGTTTAAGAGCTTTGCTATTAGATCTTATAACAAGAGATTGGCTAAGAGTGCCCTTAGGTTTGAAGAGGGAGATGCCGCAGGTCAAGCTATGACTTGGCTTATTTCGGGTGCCCTTGGTACTTTGTCTACTCTTGGGCAGACCTTTGCTACTGCCTCAGGTATGAACGATGAACAGAGAGAGAATTACTTTGAACGAGTATTCGGTGTGTCAGACTTGAGGGATGCGGATTGGACTACTATCCTTAATGTTGGTATTAATGGTATGAGTAGATCTAGTATTCTGGCTATGCCTGCAATGCTTGCTTCTCTTGCAGGGTTTAATACTGGCATTAAGTCCACTGCCGATCAAGGCTATATCCTAGATGAAGAGGCTGAGCACTTGAATTTCAATAGCTTGCTCGCAAACATCCCTGCGGCTCAAACTATTACCGGTCTCTATAACCTTCAGGCGGACACTAGAAACCTGTTTAATGCAGGGATCCTCAATGAAGACGACTATACAGAAGGTGATAGAGAGAGATATGCAAAGTCTTTCGGCAGAAGTTTGAAAGCTGTCACTCCGAATGCCCCATTTATTCAGCAATCTTTGATTAACTATATTACTGATCAAGAAGATAACTAAAACAATGGCTTCTACTATTGCTAACTATCAGGGCAATGGGTCTACTACAGACTTCAATGTGCCCTTTGATTATCTAGCAAAGAAGTTTGTGAAGGTCACCGTAGACTCCCTAGAGAAACTTGGGGGTGACTACGGTGACACCACTAAAGACTACTTCTTTGTAGATAAGACTACCATTAGATTCAATACAGCTCCCGCTAGTGGTGCTGAAATTATTATTCGCAGATATACGTCTGCTACTGACCGTATTGTGTCCTTTAAGGACGCTTCGGTACTCAAGGCTAAAGACCTTGATGCTTCTGCAATTCAGACTATCCATATTGCTGAAGAAGGTAGAGACATCATCAATGACGCACTCATTGTAGACAAGGAAGGTAATTGGGACGCTAGGGGACACCGCATTGTGAATGTTGGTGATCCTATTGGCGACAACGATGCGGTTAGCTTCAAGGTCTACAAAGATGATGCTATGGGTGCCTATCAGGCTAAGCTAAAGGCTGAAGCCGCTAGGGATGCCGCTAAGGTCTCTGAGACGAACGCTAAGGCTTCTGAAGTTAATGCTAAGGAGTCTGAGGTAACCGCTAAGGCTTCTGCGGGTACTGCAGTATCTGCGGCTAAGCATGCTGATGCTGTCAAGACAGAGAATCAAGCAATCCTTGAAGAGGCTCGACAGCTACAAACCAACATTGAAACCTCTGAGAGTAATGCTTATGATAATGCTGTAATTGCTACTCAAAAGGCTGATGAAGCTAAAGTGTCTGAGAGGAACGCTAAGGTATCTGAGGTGAACGCTAAGGCTTCTGAGGTGAGTGCTTCTGATAGTGCCTCCTTGGCTAAGGATTGGGCTACCAAGACTACGGGTACTGTCGATGGCTCTGAGTATTCTGCAAAGCACTACGCTAATGAGGCTAAGAAGAATGCTGATGCAAGTAATGCTACTCTTGCAGAAGTCAAGACTGAAGGTGCCAAACAGGTAAAATCAATCACTGATACCTCAACCGCTGAAATTAGTAAAATCACTAGTGAAGGGGAAAGGCAGGTTACTAGAGTTACGACTACAGGTAACCAACAGGTATCTGCAGTTACAACTGAGGGCACTAAACAGGTTAACTTAGCGAAGGCTCAGGTAGCCTTGGCTGTCCAAGAGGTCACTAAGGCTAAGGAGCAGGTTAGTCTTGCTACTCAACAGGCTACGCTAGCTACGACTAAGGCTACTGAGGCTGAGGATAGCGCTACTGGTGCTTCCCAGTCTGCTACTGAGGCTAGTGCCAGTGCTAAGAATGCTAGCGCCTCTGCAGGTAAGGCTACGACTCAGGCTACTGTGGCTAGCAATAGTGCTAAGGAGGCTAAGCTCTCTGCAGATAATGCGGCTCTCTCTAAGACTGCGGCAGGTACCTCTGAGGCTAACGCTAAGGCTTCTGAAGTTGAAGCTAAGAAGCAAGCTGATCTCGCTAAGGGTTATGCTGAAGGTGCGGCTTCTGGACAGCTAAATGCTGACTGGGAAGTTACTGATACTAAGTCTAAAGCATTCATCAAGAACAAGCCTACGCTCGGTGCCCTTGCGTCTAAGGACAGCATTGCGTATAGTGAGATCACTGGCACTCCCCCTGAACAAGATCTTAGTGGTCTTGCTACTAAGAACGAGCTTCAGACGGGTCTTGCAGGTAAGGCTAGTGCATCTCATACTCATACCAGTGCTGATGTTACTGATCTTAATGTTACTATCAGTAATGCTCTTAAGCCGTATGCTACTACGAATACGGTGAATGCTGAGCTTGCTAAGAAGGCCAACGAAACCCACACCCATCCGATTAGCCAGATCACTAATCTTCAGGCTTCCCTTGACGCTAAGACTAATGATGCTACACTTCAGGTAGACCTTACGGCTATCCGTGAGAGCATCACTAATGTGTCTTCTAAGGTTGACGGTATTGGTGACACTCTGTCTCCTACGTATGCCAAGAAGCAGGCTATCTTGGATGCCTGTGATAAGGCTTTGAATGGTACTAATCCTGTTAATGCAGTTGATCCTACTTTTATTAATCAATTAGCTGAGAAACTCAGTAAGTTAGGCACTATCAGACCCTTAGGTTTCCACTATCTTCACCCCTACGGAACAGCGCCTGCTGACTCTATTATTTGTAATGGAGCTACGTATTCTAGAGCTTTGTATAAAGACTTCTTTGATTACATTACAACTCAAGGGTGGGTGAAGACTGAAGCAGAATGGCAAGAGATTGCCACGAGAGACAATGGATTCTGCCCGTTCTACTCTTCGGGTGACGGTAGTACGAACTTTAGGACTCCTAAGTTTGCTCCTTATCAACAGATCGCTATTGAGGTTGCTCAGGCTACCCCGTATCATCAAGCAGGGCTTCCTAATATTGATGGGGATACTGGCATCAATGTTGGCTCTACTCCCTCAAGTACCCCTTCATCAGGAGCTTTTTACCACAAGACTACAACCCTTACCCATATGGTAGGCGGTGGCTACAATACCGCACCAGCGATTTTGTTTGATGCTTCTCGTAATTCTAAGATCTACGGGGCATCCAGCACAGTAACCCCTGAACATCACTCATGGGTAATGTGTGTAGTAGCCTATGGTATTGCTACTAATGTAGGTTCTGTGGACATTCAGAATGTTATGTCCGCCGTGAATGCTGTACAGGCGAACCTTACACAGATCGAGTCGGACATTGCTCAGATCCCACAGCCAAGAACTTACGTTACGAAGACGTGGAGCAGAGAAACTGAGTGGTATCGCGTATGGTCAGATGGGTTCATTGAGCAAGGCGGTCACGGTACAGGCGGTGTATGTACTTTTAGTAAACCATTTTCAAATAAAAACTATACTTTTAATGTACAACCTTCGAATGAATATACGAGTCACCCGGACTGGATTGCGGCATACGAGAAGAGGCCTAGTAGAACGAAAACGGGGACGGAAATCTCAAATTACGCAAACGGTGATCTGGGATGGGATTGGCGTGCTAGCGGCTATTGAAAGGGGATAAACAGATGACTTTCCACATCAATCAAGTATTCGAGGGTGAATATCCTCCTGAGGCGGCTCTTTGGTGTAACACCAGAGGCGACTGTAGTATTCAACAGGTAGACGGTGGGTATCAAATTATTCAGAATCCTGAACCTGATGATTCGATGGTAGCTAAGGCAATCAGAGATAAGAGAGACAATCTCATTGGTGAGACTGACTACTATCTCATGTCTGACTATCCATCAAATCCTCAGAATCTTGAAGAACTTAAGGTCTACAGACAGGCTCTTAGAGACGTCCCTAAACAGGAAGGTTTTCCTAGGGATGTCCGTTGGCCTGATGTGCCTAAGTTCCTCTGTAAGGACTCTGAATGGGAACCCTTGGGTCTCGCTAAGGTAGGGATCTAAGGTTATATCCAAGGTGTTCTTTGGGTAACTATGGACACCTTGGTTTCTTTATCTAAGTTACTTTATTTTATAAGGAATATAATTATGGCAGAATTTGCTTCTAAGGGTGTTGCGGGCTCTGGTCTCGGTCTCGGTATCGCAGGTACGGCTCTTGGTCTCCTCAATAACGGAGGTAATGGCGGTCTCCTTGGTGGTCTCCTCGGTGGAGGAAATCAGAACGTAGTGTCTGCTCTTCAGGCTTAGAACAGCATGCTCAAGGCAGAGAATTATTCCGACAAGAATGCCAAGGAAGTCTACGCACAGTCGCTCGCAGACAACCGTAGACTCCGTGATGAAGCCTTTGCTTACCTTAAGCCTCTTGCTGATGAAGCGGCTAACAACCGTGTTGAGCTTGCTAAACTTCAGGCTGAGCTTAAGTGTTGCTGTGAAAAGCAGGAACTCCGTGAGCAGATTGTCCTTGGTAAGGTCAATGAGCTTGCTCTGACTACTCAGGCGAAGTTCGGTTGCCTTGATCAGACCATTGCAGGCATGATGGGTACGCTTGGCAAGATCACGGACACGATTGTTCCTATGAGTGCTATCTGCCCGACTCCGATGGCTAAGTACAATGCGTGGGTTGCTCCTACGAATACTCCTGCTACGGGCGCATAATAATTCCTTATGAAAATCAGTTTGAGTAAAATCTCTCAGGTACTCCCTGAGTTCGTTGACACTCGACTGATGCCTAGTGCTCCCTCCACGATGAAATGGATTCTTGGAGGGAGTACGTTCTTGATTCTGCATCAGGCGGATACCCTCATCGGTAAGTATCTGCCTATGCTGAAGCAGGTAGGTATCGTCGATGAGAACAACAAGGTAGACATTGAAGTTGCTAAGGGATTCATCAACAGTGCATTCGATAAGAGTGGTACTGTGGAATACCTTGGTTTTAAATTCGATAAGACTGATGGTGAGGCTCTAATTAATATTATGGAGAAATACAAAGATGATTGACGCTAAATGGGAAGATAATGTTTTTATGATGGCCAAGCATAAACTTCTTGAAGCTATTGAGAAGCGTAACAAGGAGTCTTACCATACTGAGGGAGACATCCGAGCCTATAAGGATGCCCTAAAGGCTTTGTACTACCTCATTAGCATTGAGAAGAGCAAGTAATTCGGGTGTTTCAGTAGTCCTAAATGGCTTACGCACAGTAATTTCCGTAGGACTACTGAACCTATCTAACAGACTAAGTAAATGAATATACAAGTTTATTGGGATGGCAATGTAGGTGCCTGTGAGTATGAGAACAGTAAGGCATTCTTTACAACGAAACCCGACATTCCTACGGTTACCTTTGATGTCATCGTGTATAGCGAAGACAACAACGTAACGAAGAAGATTTATGCCAATATCACTAGTGAGCTTACTTCTGAGGAAGTTACTGCCATAAAGCAGTTTGCTAAGGCACAGTTCACGGATAAGAGCAACACTAATTAAATAACTAAATACACTATGGAACTGGAAGTAATTAAGAAAGATGGTACCCACGAAGGTTGGGATTGGGACAAGATTGAAGTAGCTATTCATAAGGCCGCCCAGAGGGCTAACGCTACGTACTCTGAGGATGACATTGGTAAAATTAGGGGCTATATCGAGAGCATTGTCTACAGCAACTATGCTGAGGTGCCTACTGAAAATCTACACGCTATTGTCATTGAAGCTCTTTGTAAGTACGCACCGAAGATCGGAGAATCTTATAAGGAGTTCAGAGACTACAAGAACACGTATGCTAAGGCTTTCGAAGCTGTTAAGAATGAGGCAGACACTGTCCTCCTTTTGGGGGACAAGGAAAACGCCAACTTCGATAGTTCCCTTGTGTCTACAAAAGGTTCACTTATCAAGGGCTATCTGACTAAGCAGTTGTATAAGCAATTCTACCTTACTAAGGAAGAGAAAGAGGCTACTAAGGTCGGTAAGTATTACATCCATGACCTTCGAGACATGATCTTTGGATCAATCAACTGTTGTCTTTTTGACATGGCTACTGTTCTTAAGGGTGGCTTTAGTATGTCCAATGTCACCTATACAGAGCCTACGAGTGTCCTTAGTGCCCTTCAGGTGATCGGTGACATCACCCTTGTAGCTACTGCACAGCAGTTCGGTGGGTTCACTATCCCTCAGATTGACAAGACGCTCCTCCCGTATGCTAAGAAAACGTATGACCATGCGTTTAAGAAATACTTTGACCAGTGCAATATGGAGTTCGATGAAGCATGTGCAATGGCTATGCAAGAACTCAAGCGTGAGTTGGGGCAGGGCTTCCAGTCTCTTGAACTGAAGCTAAACACTGTTCCGTGTTCTAGAGGCGACTTTGCGTTCACTACACTTACCTTTGGTGAGTGGAGCAATGATCTCCCTGAGTACGACAAGGAGTTTCTTGAGGTGATTTGTGAGACCATCCTTAATACCCGCATGAAGGGACATGGGGGTAAACAGGTTGTGTTCCCTAAGCTCGTGTATCTCTATGACTGGGAACAGCACGGCAGTGATGAGCACGCTAACGTGTTCGAGAAGGCTGTTGAGTGTTCCAGTAAGTGTATGTACCCTGATTTTCTAGCTATTAACGCTCCTAACGGCACTGTGTCTGAAACCTATAGAGCATCGAATAAGCAGTGCGTGATTCATCCGATGGGATGCAGGGCGTACCTCACTCCTTGGAAGGATCCTGAGACTAACGAGTATGTGTCTGTTGGGCGATGCAACATTGGGGCCGTGTCTCTCAACCTCCCGTTGATCTATAAGGCATCTAAGGGCGACTTCTGGGAAGAGCTTATGGTGAACCTTGAACAGATTCGAGGATTCCTTAAGCGTCGCTATGATATGATTAAGCATGCTAAGGCCAGTACGAATCCTATGGCATTCTGTCAGGGAGGTTTCTATAAGGGCTTCCTTAAGCCTGAAGATGAGGTAGGTGAGCTTACCAAGTATATGACAGCATCTTTTGGTATCTCTGCCTTGAATGAGTTTGCTATCCTCTTTACTGGTGGCAAGGATCTGCAGACTCCTGAGGGACAGAAGGCGGCTAAGGATGTCGTTAAGTTCATCTATGATGCAGTGCAGAAGTTTAAGAAGGAAGACGGATATCTCTATGCACTCTATGGTACCCCTGCAGAGTCCCTTTGTGGTACTCAGATGGCTCAGTACCATGAGTATTGTGCAAAGAATAACCTTAAGGATGAATTTGAAGGTAAAGTCTACTTCACCAATTCCTTCCATATCCACGTGTCTGCTGACATTACCCCTTTTGAAAAGCAGGATCTTGAGTTTGAGCTCTTCCATCTTATCGAAGGTGGGCACATTTGCTATGTCCGTATTGACAACCCTGAGAATAAGCTGGCTCTCATGAATACGATCCTTCGAGGTATGGCTCATGGGTTCTATCAGGGTGTGAACTTTGATGCGGCTTACTGTGAGGATTGTCACCAACATAGCTTTAATGTTGGCAATACGTGCCCCTATTGTGGTTCTCACAACCTCTCTATTATTTCTCGTGTTTGTGGGTACTTGGGTTACAGTAATGTCAATGGAAACTCTAGAATGAATGATGCTAAAATGGCAGAAATTAGAGACAGGAAGAGTATGTAATGCGTAAGATTAAAGACTTTGAAAACTACCTTATAGATGAGAACGGTAATGTGTATTCGCTGATTACACATAAAGCTATTACCCCTTATTGCAAGAGAGGCTACCTGAGAGTAAGACTCAACAAGGACGGTAAGCGTTATGACATAGGTGTCCATAAGATTGTGGCTCTTACGTACCTTGAAGACTCCTTTGAAGAAGGTCTTGAGGTTAACCATAAGGACGCTAATAGGAAGAACAACAACGTGGATAACCTTGAATGGGTCACCCATGAGGAAAATGTTAGACTTGCTCGCAATGCCCCTATCACTGTCGAATATCCTGATGGTACCATTGTAACCTATCCCTCACGAATTGCTTTTGCAAAGGTGCTTTGGGGAGAAGACACCTCAATGCACAACAATCTACCTAAGTATTACGAATCTGGGCGAATCCCTAAATATGGCATTCGCATTCTGGAGATGTAAAAGAGGATAAAGAATAAAATGAAGAATACTATGGAAGCTAAACACAAGGAGCTTATCGGAAATCTCCAGAAGGAACTTTCGATCTGGTTTCTGAAGACGCACTGTAGAAATGACCAAGGGAAGGACTCCCAACTGTACAAGGATTGCACAACCCTGTATAGCAAGTGTATTGCTGAAGAGTTCAAGGAATTTCTTAAGGAGCGTAGTGGTACCCCTAACGAAATGAAGGAACTTTGTGATCTTATCTGGGTGTGCGTGCAGTACGCTAATGCTTGGGGCTATGACCTTGAAGCAGGTATGAATGAATTGCTTAAGGAGTATTCCAGTAAGTTCTATGACAGTGAGGGCAACTACAACCCCCAATTCAGAGAAGACGGTAAACTCCTGAAGGGCACTGGGTTCAAGAAAGCTAACTTTGAGCAGTTCTTTGAGGAATGAGTACCCTTGATGAGGAGTCAGGTAACCTAGCAGAGAACATAGCACAGGTAGCTCCTTCATTGGCAGTATCCAGTGCTGTGATTCTCGGGTTACCTCTTAGCGATTGGGTGTACGTCATCACAATTATCTATACTTTTGTAGGTATCTGCACAATGATTAAAAAACATTGGGTAGAACCTTGGTTAGAAAAGAAAAGAAAGGAAAAGAACAATGGACTATAAAGGACTTGAGAGCCTCCTAGGTAACATCCATGAGGAGATGCTTCAGAACATGCTTAATGACCTCAGGAACCCCGATAAGAGGTCTCCACAGCTCTATAATGCAATCATTAAGGAACTTGAACGTAATGGCATTGACTGTGTCCCTAAGGCTGGGGAGGGTGAAGAGAATGCACTTAGTAAGCTCCTGAAGGCTACTAAGGAGAACTTCGAGAATTCCTATAGGGGAGACATGAGTGTTAACTGAGAAAGAAGCTAAAGCTCTACTCCCCTACTATGAGAACTTCCCACTCTTTACCTCTTTGGTTTGGAAGTCGATCGGTTTGCCTTCTCCTACCACACTGCAGGTAGACATCGCAAAGCTACTCCAGAACCCCCCTAGTGACCGTATGATCCTTATGGGTTTCCGTGGTGTAGCTAAATCCTTTATTACGTGTGCATACGTTGTCTGGAGTCTCTGGAGGGATCCACAGACTAAGATCATGGTAGTGTCTGCTAACAAAGAACGAGCAGACGCTAATGCTACGTTTATTAAGAAAATCATCAATGAATTGCCCTTTCTGAGCCACTTAAAGGCTAGAGAAGGTCAAAGAGATACTCAGAACCTTTTTGATGTGGGCCCTGCCCTACCAGACCATTCACCTTCAGTTAAGTCTGTGGGTATTAAGGGCCAGCTAACGGGTTCCCGTGCAGACATCATCGTCGCAGACGATAAACTTTAACCATGTCGTCTTTAAACCCCTTAAATTCGGTGGAACTCAGTCCTAACTAGGAAAGACAATACCGAGCCGAGCTATTTAGCAGGTGTAACGACTATTATGTAGGGTCAAGTGACTCGAAAAATGGGGATACCTTTTGGTATAAGATATAGTCTGGTCTTCATAGAGATATGAAGCATCGTCAATTATAAGGAACATAACTATGTACGAAATTAACAAAACTTACGAAACTCCTAAGGGTCTTATCAAGATCCTGTCTAGAACTAAGAAGCAGAAACTTCCTAATGGTAAAGTTAAGCATCCTAGGGCTGTCATCCAGTTTGTTAAAACTGGTACAGTCATTGATGTTCAGACTTGCAACATTAAAGCAGGAAAGTTTGAAGACTTTATGGAACCTACGGTCTATGGTGTAGGGTTCCTTGGGTCTCCTATTAGAATCCCTGCTAGAGGCTCTAATAGTATCATCCGCAAGATCTATGACCTGTGGGCTAACATGCTTAAGAGGGCTTATGGTAACTACAAAACTAGCTATGTAGGCTGTAAGGTAGATCCTAGGTGGCATAACTTTACTACCTTCTTGAATACTATTCACGAGGTAGAAGGCTATGAAGAATGGGAAAAGGACTCTAGCATGCACCTTGATAAGGACATCAATAAGGGCAACTGCGGACTCTACTCTAGGGATCATTGTAAGTTTGTTACTGCTACTTAAAACGCAAAAGACTCAAATAAAAGACGATGGGGTAAGACTAACGACCTTGCCTTAACATAAAGGTGGAAGTTCCATCTAATTCATTTACTCAGGTGCTTAGGGATCAGTTGTTCGAGCTCGTCAAAGAGTTTGACGCTGTCCTAAAGCCCGGTGTAGATAAAAAGATCATCTATCTGGGCACTCCCCAGAATGAAATGAGCCTCTATAACGAGCTACAGGAGCGCGGATACACGGCTGTAATCTATCCCGCTAGGTACCCCTATGATGATTCTCATAGAGCCTCCTATGGCGATAGATTGGCCTCTATCATTGCTGACAAGTACGACAAGGATCCTAAGCGTTGGGCAGGTAAGCCCACAGACCCCCTTAGGTTCTCTGAAGAAGATCTACAGAAGCGTGAACTATCTTATCGTAAGGCAGGCTTCGCTCTGCAGTTCATGCTTGATACGACCCTCTCAGACGCCGATAAATACCCTCTACGGCTTCGTGACCTCATCGTAGGTATGTTCCCCTTAGACGAGGCCCCAATGAAGCTCACGTGGCTCCCTGAGCCTTCTAAGAGGGTTCCTGTTGATGAGTGTCCTACGATGGGCCTTAAGGGGGATTCTTACTTCTACTATCATGCCTCATCCAATGAAGTAGTCCCGTATGCCCATAAGATCCTATGCGTTGACCCCTCAGGTAGAGGTAAAGACGAAACAGGTTATGCTGTTCTCTACTACCTAAATGGGTATATCTACGTCATGGAAGTAGGCGGTCTATTGGGAGGCTACTCTGATGTAGTCCTCAATAAACTAGCTAATGTAGCTAAGAAGTACAAAGTCAATGAAGTGGTCATTGAAGGAAACTTCGGTGATGGCATGTACATCAAACTATTTGAACCTGTACTAAAGAAAACCTATAGTAACTGTGGGGTTACTGAAGTCAAATCCACAGGACAAAAAGAACTCCGAATCATTGATACTCTTGAACCTGTAATTTCAAACCATAAAATGTGTGTCACTCCTGAGTGTATCAGGAATGACTACTCTACCGTACCCGAATCTGACTACAAATATGCTTGTTTCTATCAGCTCACTCGTATCACTGTTGATAGGGGTGCCCTTATTCATGATGACCGTCTGGATGCTCTGGCAATCGGAGTTAAATACCTTGTGGACTTCATGGGCGTAGATGCTGATGAAGGTATTAACGAACTAACCGAAGAATGGCTAGAGGAGTCTATGGAGTCCCTGTATGGATTCTATACGTCCAATATCGGAGGTGTGATGGTAACTGAAGATAGACACAGCCCTAAAGGTACCTCTAAGGGTGTAGACAGATATAAGGATAAAGGGTATACATTCAAGAAATGATAACTGAAATATGCTTTATTAGTATTGAACACTTGTTCAGTAAATAATAAAGACAATGTAATAGAGAAAACAGGGTATTTCAGAATAAAATCCATACTCCTAGGGGGGGCTAGGAAAGACATATATAGATATACATATAGGTCTTTTCTAGCTCCCCCTTTTTGTTAGAAATGAAAGTATCAGAAGTAAAAGGTATCAGTGATGATGGAGTCTTAAGAAAATCCTTAGGGTACCTATAGACCCTTATGGGGATCTATAGACCCTTATGGGAATCCATAGACCCTTATGGGAATCCTTAGGTGCCTATAGACCCTTATGGGAATGACCTTAATGAATAATACCAATAACACTAAAAATAAAGTATTCATCACCATCAAAATCATCATTATCATCATCCTCTTTATAATGTCTTTGATTAATGGGGATGTGTCTACTGTTGATGCTCTTCTACGTACTCTTGTGGCTAGCTTGTGCTAGTATCCTAGCTATAATTACTTCCAGTTCCCCCTTGGGTTCCCTTAATGCTAGCAAGCTAGCTACGGGTTCCTGAGGGGTTTTATTTAAAGTTATCCACAGGTTATCCACAGAGTTATCCACAGCTAGCTCTTGCTAGCACAGGTAACTAAGGGGATCATAAAAATTGATCAAATTTGTGAACCCTCACTTAAGGAGTTCACGTGCGTGTGTGCCCCCGTGGGGGTGCCTGTGGGTGCCTGCGGGCTCCCGCTGTGTCCTTTGGGGTCTTTGATTATACCACAGATTCAAAGGGCTGTCAAGGGGTGCTTTCCTCTATTGACATCCTCAGGGTTCTTGTGGTATACTGGATAGTTTATCAGTGTTTTTTC